AATACAGACTGTTGCCAGAATGATCATGTTGCAGATAGAATTGATGATTGATGTGAGGCCCTGACCGGAGGGATTTGACCCAATGACACTGTAAATCTTGTCGAGATAAATGAACCAAGGGTTCATGATTTCCCACAAAAGTGTCATGCGTTCCAAGTAATTTTCATTCTTGAACCAGCCACAAATAAGGCGCATGCAAAAGTGCAAGACGCGCCATGGAAGTGTGGAGTCATATCGTTTGTAGTCAGTGCCAATGCCAAGAGAGGTTTTGTTGGTGAGGCGTTGAAGTAGGTTTCCCCACTGAGTGTGAACGTCAATTCCAACGGAGACGGGACAATCGACACACTTGGAGGCAACAAAGTCAGCGAAAGGTTGAAAATACATGCGTTGCGCAATAATATAGTCAACTGGCCCACAAGCAAAGTTTCGAATCTTCCAGCTTTTAGGCCGGGTTTCGTCTTTGAACGTGTCCATGAAAACAGTGGCTGATCGTTCACCTTCCTTGAGCAACTCGAGTCGCTTTTGGAGTGGTATCATGTAGTCATCATCGAAGTACGTGTGTTCTTCTGTTGACTCAGGGAGAATGTGGTTCTTCTTCTGACTGCCCTTTGGACCTTTGCAAAAGGGCCAACCACCTGATGTAACTTTTGTGAGTGGTGGGGCAAAAGTGCCGCCATCAATCGCTTCTTGAACATCAAGCACGCGGGGATGCGTTGTGGGTGGGTAGCATGAGTAAAACCAGTCGGAAATTTTATCTTCGAAAAGCAGTTCTCCAACAGTGTGCGGGGTGTGTTCCTTCTTTGCCATTGACTCGGCAATGGGGTCGACAAACCGCTGTTCTTCTTCGTCATATCGTGGCGTTGGGTCGAGAATCTTTTGATCAGAGTCAACTCCCAAGGCGGTATTGATGGTGTGAGTGGGCGCACGTGAGTACTTGGACTGAAACGGAGTTCGGCTCGACGCGTCATGACGGACATGGTAGATTGCCTGTCTCTTGACGACGTACGTGTTTGGAAGAGCAATTTCAATCACAGGACCGTTCTGCGTGACCTTTTCAGGTGTGAGAAGTTCCTTTGGAACACCAGGGTGTGCCTCAACGTCAGGAGGACCGGCATTGAGCATGGGATCTTTGCCCTGGT